GTTCTTTTTAAATAAAATAAATATCCAATATACATTATTGCACCACCTAATACTGTACATAATAATACAATGCCAACTATGTTCATTACCTTAGAACGAAATTCTGCTTGAGCATACAGTTGTTCTTGCCTTTGCTTTCTAATTTTCGATTGCATCTTCAGTAGTTCAGCCCAAGCATTAGGACCGTGAACCATATTAATCCAACTTCGTAACTCGTCTTCCATTGCTTGTGCTTTTTTTTTGGCGGCGAAAGCGTCCATTGCTTCTTGTTCTACACTTGACCCAAGAAATAATTTCTTAAACAGAGGTGGATTCTTAGACATCTTCTCTGCGTGGTTGACATCAGACACAGCTCCAAGCCATTTTCCGATATCTCCATACATAGATTCCACGTCACGTCCTGCTTGGAATCCTTTTTTTATTAATTGAAATGCCGAACTGGCAGTTGCGAGAGCTGTAATAGGGTCCATACATTAAACAGTCTTCTTAGTCATTAATCAGCTTCTTCTATTGTAAGTTCACCAGCATCAACTTGTCGTTTGATTTCAGCAAGTGTTTCTGATAGAGATTTAGTCGATAGTGGATATACGGAAAACATTAATTATAACTTGGTTTAGTTGGGAATGTTATATTACTTAAAGCCATATCTGCTGGTTCTGTTTTAGTAATATCTCGTAATGCTTGTCTGTATGTTTTCCAATCTGCATCATTTGAAAGAGTAACATCTCTATTCTGTGTCCAATCTGTTTCGGCTAGTAAAATATTTCTTTTATCTCTTAACCAAGCCATTCTTTGCTCTGGCTCTTTTGCTTGATTTGCTTTTTCTTCTGTTTCTCTTGCTGTAACTTCTTCAGAAGTCATTTCAATTTCTATACCATCAACTATTTTTTTCATTATGATTTTATCCCATACAAACTAAATGTACCTTGCGAAACATTACCACTCGCAAACTCTAACTTTATATTATTTACTTTAGAAGCAGTTATTATTTTTCCACCACCATTCCACCAATAATCATTACCAGAAGTGTGACCACTATCACTTGAAATACCACAAACTGAATCCCAAACTGCTCCTTTAAAAGATGCATTGTCATTTCTTAAACCTAATAATTCAACAGTTCCATTAGTTCCTTTGCTTGATGAATTACCAATTGAAGAGTTTAAATTAAAACGATTATTAGTATCACTACTTGAAGCAACACCATTATCACTTACAGACTTTAAATCGTGATACATAAGTATTTGTTCAACTGGAAGATTGTAATTAGAACCATTGTCTATTGATGCATAAAGAAAAAGTTTTTGAGCATTAGTTACTGGAAGAACAGCACTATACATAATTCGGTAAAACATATATGTATCAGTTATTAAAGACGAACTAAAAGTTACATTTGCTACGTTAGAAGCTGTAGTTGTATTTAAAAGGGTCATTGCAGTACCAGCTACAGTTCCAGTAAAACTAACTGCACCACTTGTAGTTATTGCAACATCATTTGCAAGTTCTGTAGTTCCTATAGCATCTGCATTTACTTTGGCAGTTGTTACAGCATCATCAGCAATATCAGCCGTTTCAACTAGACCACTACTAGATGGTTTGAATTTAGATAAGTTTCTTGCTAGGCTCATAGTTTATCCTACTCTGGTAGTTTACTTGCTTCATCTCTAGCTTTTCTATCTTTATAATCAGAACGGCTAGTAACTAATGTTACAAAGTCTGCTTTGTTAGATGGTATGCTGTCCGAAAAACTATCGTCATTCATTAGCTTTGTAGTCCATTCCTGTTGCATACGTTTCCAACAATTATTAATTTTCCCTGTCATTGCTGATTGTACCCAAGCATCAATGTCTAATAAATCATTCTTTAATACTGTTTGGTCTGTATCATCTACCTTTATTGTTAATGTTATTTCTGCCATAATTTTCTCCTTAACACGCTAAAAACCCACTAAAAGTTGTTTTGTTACTACCGACTACATCTGATTGTGCAGTACCAGCATTTGGAATATGCATCTTTACTTGTGCTGTATCACTTGCGTCCATATCTGCTAGTACGTTAATAGTGAATGGCAAATAATCAAGGTCATTCTGGTATTCAGATATATCAAGTAACCATTCATATTCTCTATTGGAAGTTGCTAAAATCATGTACATATACATATGAGCTATATCAACATTATCCATTCTTAAATTTACATTTAACATATATTTGCCAGTTACTGGTGCTTGAAATGTATAATTGGTATGGTCAAAATCTGCATTTTGGTCAAAAATTTCATTAGCAAACTGTATTGTGGTAGTAGTATTAATTGCTAAATTATTCATTTGATTTGACGTTACTGAAAACGCAGATTGATATGGTTTTTGTACTGTCCCATCACTATTAATTTGTATGGAATTAAGTCCATTGGCTTTGATGAACAGTTGATTATCAGTATGGTTGTATTCTAATGCACCATTAGGTGTAGTAGAAGTATTGGTGGAACGATTAAGACTTAAAATAGAATAACCATTATCTGCACCAACGATTGTAATACCTCTATTGCCAGAAGAACCACCGACAACTAAATCATCTGAATGTTCAGTATAATCTGCTGGGTTTGAAACACCTATGCCTACTGCGTTATTGCCACCATCAACAAATAGCATATTAGCATTTCCGTTTGACTCAACTCTAAAGTCTACATCTGCACTATCTTCATTAAATACTGCTCCACCTTTTGCTGATAAAGCACCACTTGTAGTTAATCCAGTTAACGTACCAACTGCTGTAATGTTTGTTTGAGATGCAGTTTGTAGTGTGCCAGTTAATGTTCCACCACTAATTGCACCAGTCGTAGTTATTGTTGATGACCCAGTATCTATATTGCCAAAGCCACTTGTAATAGAACCAGTATTCAATGCTCCAGTAGATACAATGTTTGCTACAGAGAATGTACCAAAAGCTACAATGTCTACATCATCTCCATCTTCTAAAGCAACACCAAATACAACTGAAGTTCCAGAGGTAACTGTAATATCATCAGGTGCCATTCTAACACCATTGACATAAACATCTATAAACCCAGCATCATAACCCAAAGTATTTCCAGAAGCATCAGCCCCTGTTACAGTTGTCGGTGTTCCAGAAATATCATAATGAAATCTTGCTGACGTACCATTAACTGTTGAACCAGCAGAAGCCCACCCACTAGCTTTATAAACTTTTAATTCATTAGCTGAAGTATCAAAATATAAATCACCGACATCTAAAGAACTTGTTGGTGCAGAACTAGCTATTCTATATCTATCTGCAAAACTATTTACTCCTGATACATTACTAGCAACAGTTCCAATGTTTGTTATAACATCAGTAGCATTAAGATTAGCTATGTTTGTTATTACACCAGATGCATTTAAGTTAGCCATATGACCTACAACAGTAGATGTACCTAAATTACCCATTGCTGTGACATTTGCTGAAGTTCCTAGAAATCCCATATCCTCAACAACTGCACTTGTACCCAACAATCCCATTGCTGTTACATTAGCTGAAGTTCCTAGATGACCCATTGCAGTTACGTTTGCTGAAGTAGCAAGTAGGTTCATATCAGTTACAATATCAGATGTTGCAAGAGTATTTAGGTCACTAATAATATCAGATGTTGCTAACGTATTCATATCAGCAACAACATCATCAGTACCCAATATTGCCATATCTGCTACAGTAGCATCATTACCAAGTTTACCCATTGCAGTAACATTTGCACTTGTACCAAGATGACCCATAGCTGTTACATTGGCTGACGTACCTAAGAAACCCATATCTTCTACAACAGCACTTGTTCCTAATAATCCCATATCGGTTATAACAGCACTTGTTCCAAGTAATCCCATATTAGCTACTGTCGTTGAGTTACCAAGTAATCCTATTTCGGTAGCTTTAGGAGAAAGAGTTGTTAGTGTGTTGGTTGCTGTTGTGCCATCTTGTATATCAGCAAGTAGAGCAATATCAGTAGTGACAGTAGCAATGAGTGTTGCATCTGTTTGTGTTGGTCCAGCTTCAGCGTTACCAGTTGTAGCATTAAAAGCAAGGTATCTACCTTTTCGTGCATCTTTTAGTGGCAATGTTAAAGTCGAGGTAGCATCTTCATCTGCTAGTCTAAGCGAACGTGCAATATTATCTTCAAGGGTTTGCTGTACTGCTGTAACTCTATCAAGTTCTGTATTCAAAGAGTCTACCTGAAATGCACCTGAAGCTGGGAAGTCAGTAGTTCTTTGTATTGTTATGTCACGCACTAATGTAACTGTTGCGTTTGTTACTGCATTACCACTTGTCATTGTAACTGTACCACCACCAGTAGTACCAGCACCACTAACTGTATAGTGAGTTGTCAAAGTCTTTAATGTTGAGTCTACAAAAACTTTTATGTCTGAATCTTGGAATATTTCAAAATCATAATCAAAAGTAGAGTCAGCAGAAGTAACTGTGTATTGAACTCTGGGGGTTTCTGCACTAATATCTAAAGCCATAATACTATCCTTATAATCATATTTTTGTTAATTACGCAAGTATCTATTCATATCTCTAACGTATTCTCTAAAGATTGGTAGGTATTGAAATGGCTTTGGCAAGTCTGCTAAACCACTACTTACTTCACCACCAACCATCTTTCCTATTGCTCTTCCTGTGTCAACTGTTAAACCAACACCAGCTCCAAATGGTTCAGTAACAGCATCAACAAAGTCTGGATTATACATTGTTGGTATTCCTGTGTCCTTTGACTTTAATCCTGTCATTCCGTGAAACATTGCTGATTGCATATAAGCTAAGTCTGTGTACATTCCAGTTACACCACCCATATGTATTCCTTTTAATAATCTTTCTTGTAATGGCATCTTATCCCACATACCATCTGGCATACGAGACTTTGCAATCATATAACCAAGACCTACCATTAATGCACCACCATATATTTTTCTTGATAAAGGTTTGTGTGGGTCAAGCATTGCACCAAGAATCTTCTGTTGAGCCGCCAAACCATAATTCCAAAACTGAAATGGAAAAGCCATAACACCACTTTCGATTCTAACCATTTCTCTTTCGTAAACTTTTTTCTTATTTACAATTTTATACAATGATACAGAGTCATCAGTTTTAAAAAACTTTGGAAACATTTTCATAAAAGGTTGTCGCTTTGCATAGACAACACCATCTACTAAAGAAAACTTATCTGAAGCTTGTGCTGTTAAGACCATAATATTTTGGTGGCCTTTGATTGCTTGACTCCATATTCTTTGTGCTTCACGAGCTGTTACAACTTCACCAGAATTTAAAGTAATACTTTGTTTCCAGTTATCCATATTCATATAACGTACAGCTTTGTCACTTGAGGTTGTATGTGGAGACTTCTTTAATATCTCTGCTTCTCTTTTGCCTATACCAAATCTTGATAGCTCCCACTTTTCCATATCTGTAAGCTTATTAAAACGTAATGATTTTTCAATCATCTCGTGTTGTGCAAACAAACCAGATATAGTTTTAAATATCTGTGTTAATGGCTTCAAACCATTTACATTATAAAATACTTCTGTTGCTCTATCAGTAAATCTTCTGTAACCACTTGCACCTTGTGGTAAAAGATTGTCTTCTGTAAATCTTTGTCGTGTTTGATTTATTAAATATTGATGTTCACCACTTCCAAGTATTCCTTTTACAGCTTTTGTATATCCATCTGCACTTTGTAAAGCTTTGAAGTAAACTTGAAATGGTTTAAATCCTTGTTGAAATATAATGTTACCCATATCAGCTATTGATGCTACACCAGAGCCACCAAGATAAACAACTTGTGCTAATTTTCTTACTTCGCTTGCAACTACATTATCCCATCTATGTGGTTCTGTTTTTACTTGTCCAACCAGCCTATCGTAATTTAATTTAAAAGCACCTAAAGCATCAGTAATTTCTTTGTCTGTATTACCAAAGTCTTTCATATCATCTTTCATATCGTCCATAACTTGACGAACTTTTTTGCCATTGAATATTTTAGCAAACTCAATCTTGGGTCCGATACGCATTACGTAAGTCTTTGCTACATCAAGATAGCTTTTGTTTATAAAGTCAGATACTTGAACAGCTTTACCATTTGTACCAACATTAGCTCTAAACCAATTCGGTGCATCAAACTGTCTTGAATTTAAAAAAGAAGTTTTAAGAGGTAGCATATTATCAATAAACTCTTCGTCTTCTGTTTCTTTTAATAACTTTTTTACAAACTTCTCTGCTCTTTCTCTTAATCCTTTTGGGTCAGTACGAAATTTTACTTCAACAAATTTACCAAGCTCGCTATCAAACATATTCTTAGAAGGCTTAGCTTTAAACCAAGCTTCTACTAATTTTGTAAAAGCTTCTCTGTTTGCTACAATAGCACTATGGTCATACATTCTAGCAAAGTGATTTTCTTCTAATGGTGGTGCTATAGTTTTTTCTGCTTCTAATAAATCATCTAAAGCTTTTTGTTCTGATACTAACTCTCGTTCAAAGTTCTTTAACCTAGCTTGTATATAATTAATATCTTTTTCTAATTTATTTTTAAATTTTATCTGTTTATCTGTAAGACCTCGTGTCTTATCAGCAAACTGTTTTTGCAATTTAGCTAGTTTGTCTCTGTTCTTTTTCTCCCATCTTGCAGTAGCTTGTTTCCAGTAGTCTATACTTTCTGGTATTTTTGTGTTTAACCTAAACTCAATAAGACCTCGTAATCCTCTATAATTTAATAACCCAACTTCCATAGCTTGAGCGCCTTCTTCTTGAAAAAAAGAATTCATTTCATCTATAGCTTTTCTATGTAGTGGGTGTAGTTTTTCTGTGCCAAATATTCTTATACGTGCATCTTTGCTAGACTCATATGCATCTCTGTTTACTTGCTTCTTTATCCTATCACCACGATACTTAACACCATTCCAAGTAAATTCTTTATTACCTAACTCTACAAATCTATACTCTAAAACCTTTTGAAGAAAATCATCAAAGTCACTTCTACCAGTAAACAAACCTTTTATACCAGAGCCACCCATATATACACCAGTAATAGGAATACGAGGTGCTTTATGTTGTTTATTAAATTTTGAACGACCCATAATAAATTGATGATGTATATCTTCTAATGCAGTAATGCTTTTACCAAGATGACCTAAATGCCTACCCATTGTACCATTAACAGATTGTATATTGCCTTTGCCAGTTTTCTGTAGATTAGTTAAAAAACTACTATCACCAATAAGTTCTAAAAAGTTTTTCTTTATTTCTTGTGGATAAGAACCCTTTAATACTTTTCTTGCACCACCTTGTAAAAACCCAGATATAGGATTTGTTGTTCCGTCTGCTAAATCATATGGCTTATCTAAATCATCACTACCTTTTAAGATTGGTGTGTTTAAATCTTTTTCGTGTTTTGTTACTTTTTTTGCTGTACTTCTCATAGCACGAAATGCATAAGGTGATTTAATTGCACCACCAACTACACCACCTAAAGCTGTAGCCATTGCTATATTAGAAGCTGATTCACCTAATGTTCCTACTGTATCAAAGGGCGCTCGTATTCCTTCAGATATTGCACCATATGCAAGACCAGACTTTGCACCAGACTTAATACCAGCAGTTACAGTTTTTCCATAAATACTAAATGGAATCGCCCAAGTTAATGGGTCAAGCAAAGCTCCAGTCATATGAGCAAAGAATCCAGCTTCACTTGATTTTCTTTTTACTTCTCTATTAAATTGATTCTGTCTTCTAAGATGGTCAAGGTGTTGTTGCGATACTGCATCTAAAAGAGTATGTGTATCTTCTTCTAATGCAAAATCAATGTGGTCTTCTGGTCTAAATGCTTGGTCAACTTCAAACTCTTTACCATTTCTTATACTCCACATTATAGGAGAGAAATGATAACCCAACGAATCACCAACTTGCTCAACAAATGAATTTGGCAAGTCACCTAACATATCGCCTTGTATATTATTTACATATGTATTTGGTGCGTAGTATTCTCTGCTTGCATCTTGTACGCTTTTAAATTTCATAAATCTCTTATTCCAGCTTTGATACCTCTAGCTATTTCTGGTAAAAAATATCCATCACCACCTTGTACTTGATAGCTCTCACCTATTTCAAACATTGTCATAGCTCTAAAAATATTTAACATCATATCTTCATCTGCTAAATCTATTACTGTATCTGGTTGCACATTAGATTGTTGTACTACAAACTTTAAATAATTAGATGTTGGATTTGTATATGGAGTACCATCATTCTTTACGCCTTTAGGTGGCGCCCAAGTATTAATCATTTGAGATAAGTTCATATTCGGCATACGTTTTTGATATGACTTAAGGTTAATAAGTCCAGCTCTGTAACCATTTATCATAGAATCAAAAGCTTCAAACTCACCACTAGGACTATCCATCTTGCCAACCCATTTATCATCAGTTAATCTTATATTTAATGGGTTGTTTCTATCTATTGCACCAAAGCCAGAGAAAGATGGTCTACCATTTTTAATACTAAACTTCTGAAAAAAACCAGCATCAAATTCATCTGTAAACTGTTTAAATGTTGTGTCATAAAAATCATCTGGCAACTCTGTACTCATATCAAAGTTGTTTGCTTCAAACTGTTTTAATACTTCTTTATCTGCTGAGCTTTCTATAAATGGTAACTGTAATCCTAGAAATCCATCTGATACTGACTCTGCAATAAACTCTCTTTGTTCATTTTGAACAGGATTTAATATTCTTGTACCACCAGTTATTATAGCTCCTAATATGTTACCAACTATATCTCTTCCTTTTTTTTGTTTCTTTTGAATTGTAAATGCTTTTTCACTTAACACTTCTTGTATATTAGGATTAGTTGCATATCTTGTTCTTATAAAATCACCAGTTGTTACAATGATTGGTACTTGTGTATTCTTATACATTAATGGCATTATAGTGCCATCTTGTTTTGCCATTATCATATAACGTGCATTACTCAATGAAGAGTTAGTATCTACTTCTAATAAAACACCATCACCCATAACAGAGCCTTCATCAGCTCCATTTGCTATAGCTAAGTTTTCAGCGTGCCTTAAGAACAATTCTTTAACACCTATATGTCTATCTGGTTGAAGAGTAGTATCTAATGCAAACATTGTTTTTCTTACATTTGTTAGTTTCTTAACTTCACTACCAGTATCAGTTAATGTTGTTCCGTTGTTTGCAACGTTAACATCATTTATATTTCCAGATGGTCCTTGAACTTCCTCTGTAAATCTTACGCCACTACTTACAATATATTCGTCGTGTTTATAAAAGTTATTCATACTGTCGGATACTAAATCTATTGCATCATTAATATCCATTGGGTTTCTATTTTCTTGACCACTTTGTGATACGTGCATTAACATTATTGTTTCATCAACAAACTTTTCAGCCATATCAAAAGTCATATCTATTGGTGTTCCGTGTTCTACTAACTGACCTTTGACTGCTTTTCTTACAGCAGTTTTTGCTATCTGTGTTGTTCCATCTAACCCCAACGATACTCCTATACTTTGATAATCAATTTTATTGTTATGCATTTCACTCCAAACTTTATTATACATATCTTGATTATCAGTAATATCTAAGTATCGACTCATTACTCTCATTTTTGTATCAAAGTTCTTTGGAAATATATCATTGTCAAAATGCATAAAACCATTAGGACCTATCTCTGTTGCCATATTTTCCCAAAATTTATAAGCTTCATAGCCAGTGCTACCATCTGAATCTACTCTTGTGCCTTTAGCAAGAGAGTCCAAAAGATTAAACATCTTCTGAGGTATTGCTCCATATTGAACAACTAAACCTTTATATCTTGGGTCACGCCAATTAAAAGAACCCATAGTTCCAGAATCTTCATCACTTAATGAAGAATCAAATAGTGTGTCTAATCCTTGCCTTGTTGCTGGTTTGTTTCCATATTGAATAGCCTTTGGAGCTTCGTCAGCTACACCAACTAATTGATTTAAATATCTTCCTATGGAATCTATATCTTGTTCATTTACACCTAACTCTTGTATAACTTCATTAAAGCCTTCTGGTAAATTAGCTCTATCACCTAAAAACGTTTTCTTAAATACTTCCATCTGTTGTCTATTCATACTTCTAGTATGGTTTGCAATCATACCATTTAAGAACTCTATTCTCATATAGGATTTGTATTCTCTTTTATCTGGTACAGATAATTCATTTGTATTATTTATGAACTCTCCTACCTCTTTATATATTGCCATAGCTTCGTCTGGTGAGCCTTGTTGTAATAACAAACCTATTTGTGAAGCTGATAGTAAAGCTTCTTCTTGTACCATCAGTTTTGTTTTCTTTGCTTGTTCTGCAAATTGATTCTTTTGTACCTTTAACAAACCTAATGCTTGGTAGTTAGAACCTATTTGTTGTGTATAGGCTTTAAGTTCTGGCGTAGCATTTGTTATAATAGCTTCTAATTTGATAGAGGATTGGTCAGTAAATGCTTGAGGGTCAGCTTGTAACATTGGGTCAGCAGATAAAGATGTCATTACAGTACGTAACTTTCTATCTATATCCTTTTCCATTTTAAACTTTAATGTCTTATCAAATGCTTGTTGTCTTATTCTTCCAGCATTAGGTAATTCGATTGTGTTAAAGTATCCTTCATCATCAATAGATGGCAGTACAACTTGTTCTGCTTCTGCAATACCTCTTGCTTCAGCTTCTTGAACACCTTGCTTATATAAATTACCAGCAATGCTTGTTGCCATCTGACCCAATGCTTTGTAAGTTTCAGCACTAGCACTTGCTTCTGTTGGCTGAACAATACCGATTGGTTGATTACTAAATTTTCTTTTCTCTCTTATCATTCAATTTCTCTAATCTTGTATAAGCCTTCAGCCATTGTTGATACACCAGTTAACAGACCCATACGTTCAGATGCACTAGCTCTTTGTGTTGTGTCTACTAAATTAATCTGTGCCATTGTTCTATACTTTTTATTTACTGCATCTTTTTGAATAGTTAAACTTCTTATGTCATCTTGTATTGTTTGATAGTTAGATTGCATTAATGCCATATTAGAAGCATCAGTTGCAGAACGTCCAGCAAACGCAGACATAACTAAATTATTAGAAACAGAACTATTATAATCAATCCATCTCTGAGCTTCCATTTCTTTTGCTTGTAAGTCAGCTAGCTCTTTATCTCTTTCTATTTGTTCATTACGCAATAAACCAGCTTGACGTGTAGCTCTTGCTTGAGCATTGCCAGCACTTATACTTGCAACAGTTGATACCATAGTTGTTAACATCATTGCTTGAGGAACACACATTAGAACGCCACCTCTACTATCATACCATTTATCTGTAAATCTAATGGTGCTGTTTGTGTTATCTCTACTCTTGGGTCACGACTATAACCTAACAATCTAAACTCCTTCTTTCCTGTAAACGAATTAAAAACCATTTCACTACTTGTAACAGTATCAGTAACCCCCTGGATTATTAGTGGTATTGTATTAACTGATACAGATAAAGTAGATATCAAGTCAAGGTTAACTCTTGTTATCGCTCTTGGTTCTCCAGTTAATGGACCACCAGTAACAGTTGCATCAATAGGTAATGTCTTTAAACTGCTTGTAAAACTATATCCAATCTCTGCACTATTAATTAATTTAACTGCTGAAACATTTATCTGACTACTACCCATTGTAAATGTTCCAATAAAGTTATTACCTTCTACAACAGCTAGTGATGCACCATTTGCAAAAGGTGTTGATGTTGTAAATATTCCATTATCAGTTGACGTAGCTGTATAAGATTTAGAACAATCTAACTTAGCTGTAGTCTTTAGTTCTTCTAATACATAACTATTTGTACCAGAACCTAAGTTTCTAACTGTAGCAACAAACACTCTATCATCTATAGGAACTACTGAATGATATCTTCCATTTGTAGTCCACTTAGTAAACCCAGCCTTTTCTTCATTACGAATAGAATGAAACACAGCCATAGTACCATCATCATTAATTATAAATGCATATTGTTCTGGTCTATCAAAGGCACCTTTAATTGATGCTGTCTGTGTTGGATTGCTTATAAGATGAGATGATATCAAAGATAAAGGCGTTGATACATAAGCAGATTCCTTATCACTAAACAAAAACTCTCTTACTGTCTTACCAGTTTTTTCTACATAAAGTGTTGCACCATCAAATGGTAATGGCTTTACAAAAGAAGCACCATAAGGTGTTTGTCTTCTTATTTGTGCATTAGTTGGTGTCAAACCTTTATCAGCAAAAGATGGTATATATAATTCAGATGTTGTAGTAAAGACTTGTAAATCACGATTGGCAGTTAAATGACGTATGTTATTAAACTCACCAACATTAATAGTAATCTGAATACTATCTGAATCACTTGCAGAGCCAACGTCAAAATTAAAATACTCACCAGTTTTAGAAGACCATATAGCATCTGGTTGACTTGTCGTACCACCTAACCATAATCTATCTTCGTGAAATGTAATAGCCTGTGGGTATCCCCTGTAGTCAGAATAACTTGCTTCATCAAAATTAGTTGAAGCTGTTGTTCCAGCTAAAGTTTTTCTTACATTACCAGTTACAACTGTTGCACTTGTAAATCCAGTAACAAGTATCTCATTACCTTGATACCTCATAATTGTACCAACGTGTGCTGAATCAAAATAGTTTGCAGACGTTGTTAAAGTAATACCAGTACCACTTGTTGCACTTGGTGTTAATGTCATTCCACTTGGAGCAAAAGCAAAGTAAGGTTGAAACTTCTGGTCATTAGCATCTGTTTCATCAAATGCAAAGGTTGATACTTCAAATGCAGTAGCACTTGTTCTTGTTATCTTTCGTATCATAAAGTCTGGGTGAGCAACAAACATAACATCAGCGTTTTGTGTTATGGTCATACGCTCAAGTCGTGCTTGTGTAAAAGGTAAGGAAGCACTAGATGTATCTTGCGTAATAGCAGTTAATGTTGTAATGGCTCCAGTAGATGCATTGATTCTAAAGATATCTATTCGTGCATTACTAAATGCCATTATATATCTTTCATCATCACTAAATAAGAATGGTTCTAATCTTTGTTCTAATCTATTAGAAAGATTCGGTGTGCCTTGTAATGTAGCTACATACTCTGAGCCAGTTCTTCTTTTAACTCCACCTTCTGCTAAAAGAAATAAGTTACGTACTTCTTCTGCACCTTGAACATAAGTATTCAAGTCAGTACGCATTGTCATAGCTGGACTGATTTCTCCTCTCTCAAAGTTATTTTGAGGAATACGAATCTTCATCAGCTTACGACCTTCGTTCTATTATAAATCTACTTGTATTAAGTTTCCTTGTTGTTTGTTGCTGACTATCCATTGTCCTAGCTTTTTGCATATAGAACCTTGCATTTGTAAACATCATATTAGATAAACCTTCATCACGTGCTATACCTAATGCAAACTGTCCAGCTAATTCATATACCAATGCTTGAGTAAAATATGATGGAAAGTTTACTTCTGTCTGTCTAAAGCTAAAATCAGCAATAACTTCATCATTCGTTGTTGCATCACAAAATGCAGTACGACCATATATATCAAACTGTATAGGACTTTTGTTTACAGTTAATGTATGAACATATATTGAACTAGAAGGTATTGCATAAGCCGAATCATATCTTCCAGTTGGTGCATCTGATAATCTATTAAGTATTGATTGATTAGATGCAAACCTCCACCTTGTATTTACCAAAGCAGAGCGTGTTGTATCTTCATATAAATTAACAGCAACAAGTGCTTCATTCGTACCATCTTCAAATGATGTCATAGGTGAAGCTCCAATAAGAACTAAAGCTCTGTTACATACATCAATAGGTGTGGTCGCTGTTGTACTTGTTACTGCCATTTAGATTAGGGGGATTTCTCCCCCCACTCCTAATTAGTCGCCATCTGTTTCAGCTATAACAGTACCATCTGAAATATCTACAACAGTACCAGTATTTGATAAAACAATACAATGATGTTGAGTTGGTGTGTTTGTATCTTTTACAATAATAGTATCACGAACTTTCAACATATTTGCTGAATCATTAAAATAACCACTAGTATTAACAGTAGCTATTGCATCTGCTGAAGTGTAGGTCCACATATTACCATTTGAATCTCCACCCATTCTACAGAGTCCACTTGCACTATAAGCCATTTAAACCTCCTAACTGTTATTATCTAATAGTTCATAGACACCATTGTCATCAATAACAACAGCACCCATAGACATCATAGATGTGGTTAAATGAGAAACTCTCTCTGGAACATAGTTAACTTCTGTTGAAACATCAGCACCGATACCAAGACCAACGGCTGAAGTATGATAACATAAGTTTTTACCAGCAGTTACAGATGATGTACTAAACCACATAAATGATAGCCAGTTCTTAGCTGTCATACCACCAGCATATGGTAGTTGTGCATCTCCAATGTAATCTGCATTTGAGAACTCGTCTATAGTAAACAAATCAGCAAAACCTTTTGGGTGCATAGCACAGTATCTTTGTCCGTCTTCTGGAACATCTGCTGAACCAAAAGTTTCAAACAATGATAATACATCTGCTCTTTGCAATGCTGAACTTGTATCGTGTAACTGAGTAGAGTTAGCTCCAGAATCCATAGCTGTAACTAATATTTCATCAGTCTTTCTACCTAATGCACCAGCCGCGCTCATAGCGACAGCTTGTCTTTCATTGATGTTAGTCTTCAATTCATCTAACTTATCAATGTATTCTGGTGCATAATGGTCAGCCATTGTTGCTTCTACTGTTGAGTGTGTAAGCTCCATTGGAGTTACAATTCCGTTTCTGCTCTTTGTGTTAGCAGAACCTTTACCAAGTTTTTGAAAACGTACAGTATTACCCCTGACACTTCCTACTGTTCGTACAGTATTTCTAAGTTTAGAACCCATACGTTGGTAAGCCAAGTGAACTTCGCTTTCAAACTGTTTGATGAAGGCTGTATCTATGGTATTAGCCATATTACTTCTCCTTTAAACAATTAAAATTTAAGATACTTTCGTATCACCATATGATTATCTACTTCTTTTGTGTCAGCGAGGTTGCCTTTTTCAAGACCTCTACACTCTGAATTAGGTCACTTAATGTACTGTTGTCATACTTTTTTCTTTATTGCAACGAGAAAAGTATAACATTGGTATATTTTTTAAAGATATATATTCTTCTGCTACAGTAAATCCAAGCTTCTGAAGCCAACTTATTGTTTCTAAATGGTCGTGAGGAACTATATTCCATATCTTTTCATAGTCTGCTTGAAGCATATGCACTACTTTAAGTGATGCTTTATAAAAACTTTTCTTATGTTTATTTATTAAATCACTACCTAACGCCCAAACAATCGCATCATTGGTATCATCTATAGCAACTGTACCAAACATACACAAAGGTTCGCCATTAATTAAAGCAGTCATTGTCTTATGATTATCTTGTAATGGACAATGCAAAGCTTCGGTTGGGTCAGCTTCGTGCAACCATATCTCACGCATATCTGTTTTGCGTAATCGAGTATGCAGATAATCAGCGTGTTCAATTACACTTGGTACAATCTCTATTGGACCAATGTTATTTATTTCCATACAATCTACCAAAGCCTTGATTAACTTGGTCTATAAAATTGTTATCACGTTCTTTTGGATTCCAGTAACGTGGGTCTTTCATCATTGTAAGTAACTCAGCTTCACCTTGCACACCAGCTAATTGTCCTTGTCCATTTATAGATGAACCTTTTAATTTATCCATAAGTATCTCTATGACTTCAATACCTTTAGCTGTAGAACCCAACATCTTTATTGCGTCCATATGTTCTTCACCAAAGTTTGCATTAGACCAAAGCTCTACTGCATTAACTCTATCTTGTGCATTATCTCCTAGCTGAGCAAACTCTGCTTCAATATCTGGCTGGCTTGCATTTAATGCTTTAACATACATATCAATACCAGTATTAAACTCTTCTTGGCTGTATCCATTTTCCCAAGCTTCATTAGACCACCATTGTAATAATTCATTTTCATTTGCTAACTCTGGGTCAATAGATTCTGGAAGTTCATACTCTCCAGCACTTGATGGTCTGCCTTCATTAAATTCTTGTTCAAGCTCTGACATAACTGTTGTTCTAACAGTATCTTCTGATTGTCCTAACTTACTCTCTAAGTTTGAATAAGCACTTGCTAAATCTTCTGGTGTATTAAACTTTTCAGCTAACCATTCTGGTCTTGGATTATCTAATGGTGCTGGTTCTGTTTGAACATCAGGCACTACATCAGCTACAGTTTGTACTTGTTCTGCTACTTCATTCATTTGTTTTTCACTCCGTGACTATGATTAATTCTTCTTACTATTAATCCAACTAAGTATCTCTGACCTTCTAAATGTCTTAGTTCATTGTCGGATATATTTGCACCAGAGACAGCATCTATTGTTATGCTTCTAAGATATTGTAGAATTTGCTGACCACTTGGTGTACTAAACAATGATGCCATTTCGTGAGAAATTTTAACATCATCTTCTTGTTTTCTTTGAAAACCATCTATGGCTGTATAAGGTGTTTGTTTTGTCATTGTTGAACTGGTTGCTCCATTCCTTGTTGTTGTTGCATTTGCATCATCTGTTGTGCCATCTGTTGTATCATAGCTCTTTGTTCTGGACTTCTAATTAAGTTATCTGGAACGCCAAACTTTCTTGCTAGATATAAAGATACTTCTTGAGAATCAATTAACATATTCAACATCTGTGGACCAAATCTGCCACCGACTAATTCTAGAAATCTATCTACAGATACAACATCTGATTGTGCTTGTGCTTGAGCTAAAGGTGATACAGACCTTACCTTTACTTCTCTGCCATTAATAATTGGTATATTAATACGTCCTTGTTTCTTTAAAATATACACAACTCTTTGTAGAACTGGTTGTACCATCTCAGCTTGTAGCCTACCAAAAGCTGAACCAATCCTTCTTGATAAGTCAGCCATTCTCTCTGCAACTTCTGTAGCTGAAGCTGGTGTACGATTAGGGTCGCCTAACATATCATTATACAAAGCTCTCTTGATATTGTTTCTCATATCGCCAAGAACTAAATCAGCTACATCAAATCTACCAGCACTATTAATTGGCTGTAGTCCAGCACTTCCAGCAGACTTAGGAATGACAGTGCCGGGCAAAAGCGAAATAGAATCTGGGTTTATAATCCCATCATCTTCCATTTGATATATACCAGAGATTGCCATTTGTGCATTTTCTAATATCAACTCAACTGTTAAGTTAGTAGTTTTAATTGCAGAGAGGGCATTGATTAGAGGACCTCTCCCATATATTTCACCACTAGCTTTAGACCAGCGATAGGCTATAATAGGACACGAACCAATACCCTCATATCGTTCTTCAAGTATCTTTTCTTTTGTCATCATATCTATTACACAATAGAAATGTGCCATTATATTTTTCTTTGAATAATCTCTATATACTACTTCCAGAATTTTTCTTTTATCATCTGGGTTTTTTCTTGTTGCTTCCTGTAGTTTACTAGAAATTTTTGCTCTCGGATACGCAATCTCAATTTCTCCAGCACGAATATAACGTTCTCTATAAATGTGGTCAATGCTATCATCAGCTCCAACATCAAGTGTAACGTGAGGTAATGGGATAGCCGAAAAGCGTATCGGATTAATTGCGTCGCCTTCTTCACAAAGTAATACTCCTGTTCCAACAGCAAGGTCTAAAAAAGATTCGTGTGCTTCTTGTGCAAAGTTTGAGTTCTGTAATACTTCAAAGACATACTCTGTTACATCTTCCAAGTCTGAGTTTACATTCTCTCTGCTTTCTTTTGGCACTTCAGAGCCAGCCATAAAGTCAGCCCATCTTGCAAAGTTTGGAACCATTCCAGCTTGTAGTCTTGAAGCAAACTCTTGTACACCAACGACTGCTGTTTCATCAAATATCTTATCATCTCTTCTTTGACCAGCAGATTCTTGATAGAAACTTTCTCTTTGTGGTAAAGCATACTCATAACATTCTTCAAACAAGTCTACCCAGTTCTTTCTAACTGTCCTAGCTCTTTCATACTTTGATAGTATTGCTTTTACTTTATCATCTGTTGCTACATTTAAAGATTCAGTTGTGCTGTAAGTAATCATTTGTAAAACCCTATCCCTCCAGATTCACCAGAGATTAATGAGCGTCTACCAACTTTACCACCTTGTACTTTAGTTTGAAACATCTCAGCTTTCTTTTTCTCTGCTTCTGCTTTTGCTTTAGCTTCTGCTTGAGCCTTTTCAACTTCTGGGTCTACCTTTGGTTCTGGCATTACCATTTGAGGTCTTTTAAAAAAACACATTGTTCTCTCCTATAATCTCGCCCACATACCTTGTCGTCTAGGTTTTGGTCTTCTTTTAAATACGTCATAATCTTTCTTAGCATTAAAAACTTGCATTGGCTTCTGATTATTTATTAATTGTCTACCTTCTCCAGCTCCTAACATTAGATATTGTAAAGCGTCGTGTATATGTGAATACATATTTTTATCTGGTTTGTCACTATATCTTTCACCAGATACTTGTACTCTCCTATATTGATACCCACCTTCAAACCCTTTAATAATAGTTCTGCATCTATAATCAACTAACATTCCAGACTTACCTTCTACCATATTTGTTAAGGCTTTGTTGACTGCTTCCGTTCTGAGCGTGACGTCGTTTGATGACGCTGGGAGTGCTTTGAGTCCACAACCTCTAAGGATTTGGAATGGCGTTGACTCGTCCGTCTGCGCCCTGAAGTCACCAGATGGGTCGCCATAGATAAGGGCATCTTGGGAAGCATACTTTGTTGCTAACTCCTGTCTAATTAATTCTGCAAACCTTACAATCCCCATATCAAATGCAACTATCTCGGATTGTAACAACCATCTACCTCTTACCTTTTGACCAAATACACACGCTGGTGTCAAGCCAAAATCTATTCCAACATATACTGGTAGACCTGTTGCAACATTAATTTCTTCTTTGGATACGTGAACATCACTTGCAAACATTTGATAAACTGGTTTGCCTTCTTGAATTGTTCCTAGCTTATTCATTACATATACATCAATCCAAGATTTTGTTTTACCTTTTACTGTATTAGCGTAATAGCTTTTAATAAGGTTAGATACATTCTCTGCTTTTGGATTAGGTCTGTAATCATCTACACTCCCATCTTCTAGTTTCTTTTCAAGCATACCACTAGGCTGTGTCCAGAACTTCCAGTTGTCTGGCTTGACTAACATTCTTATTTCTTCTTTTGGTATGTGGTCTGGAGCTGGAACTTCACCAGACATTATTGACCACCAGTGGTCTTCTTCTGGTGCGTTGGTGTCACATATAACCCCTGACCAACTTGGACCACCTTCACGCATTGAAGGGTATCGACCAACACGCATAGTACAAGCATCAATAATAGACTTGGGTAACTCACGAGCTTCATTAATCCATACTCCTGTAAGTTCGAGCGATAGTAATTTTTTAACGTCCTCTGGTCTATCAAGCGCGAGAAATATAACTTCAAGTTCAACTTCACCTTTCTTAATAAAATGAGTATAAGGAACCTCCCAACGAAAGTTTCCCCAAGCATTTTCTGGAAACCAGTCTAGCCACGTTTTGATTGTCGTCGTTCTGAGTTGGGGGTTGGTATTTCTAATAATCGCCCACCGTGATTTACGAACACCCTTTTCGTTTTTCTTTTGTTCCAATGCTCGTCTGAAGACTTCGACACAACACGCCACCGACTTTCCACTTCCAACTGGACCACGTAGACCTCTGAAAAATGAGTCATCTTTCATAAACTCCTTTATTGTTACGCCATCTGGCTTATACTTAAAGGTTGTCAATATTGTTGTCCTTGCCTACCTTCAATAATTTTTCTATTGTTACAGGACCCAGCACAGCAATAAACTTATCTGCTTCTCTATCAGTTATAAATTCTTTTGGGTAGTGCTGGAAGTTTACTTTCTTAACAATAGTTCTTAGCATACGTCTTTCATTAGGCTTTAAAATATGTAAAAAATCACTCATTAAAACTGTGACTTACCAGCCGATAATCCTAGTTGAGCTTTAACTCTTGCATTGTTTTGTTTGTTCTTTTTTAACTGAGCATCACCAGCGTTTTTCCACCAGCTTCCAGAATTAGATATATTTTTTGCCATACCACCTATTAAAGTATTTGTTGTAGCTGTGTTGCTACCTCCACCAAAAGATGAACCTATACCACCAATATTACCAAAAATCTTTCTTGCCGTAAGTTCAGCACCTTGAAAAGAACCCAGTAACCTTTTAGCTCCTCTCAACAATGTAAAATCTGAAGTAGGTTTACTTATCTTTGGAACAAGACCAATAGATGTATTTATACTTGTAGTACCATCATTGTTACCAGTTATAGGTGCAAGTTTTTTTATAGTAACTTTAGGTGTAACAACCTTTTCTCCAGTTAAACCAGTGTTAGATATCCCACCAGTTTTGCTTGCAAGTTGGCTTAGCCTTGTTGATTGACCACCAGATTTAAAAAGTGTTAAAGGTTGTCCACTATACACAGGACCAGTTAATGGTGTAGATGGTCTTCTTGGTGTGAGAGCTGTCATTGTCTTTGTTCCACTAGGGTCTACTTGTCTAACAGCCATAGTAGAACCACCAGCTTTAGGTCTTGATATTGGTAATGGAACATTAGATGTTCGTGTGCCACCTTGCATAGTCGAACTTCTACCAGCACTTACCATTCTGTTTTCTTCAGCCTTTGTTGTTATTCTACCAGTTTGTTTATTTGTAGATATTAAACTTTTACCACTGTCTAATTTACGTGTTGCTATAACTGTAGCTTGACCAGAATCTATTTTCTTTTGAACATCAGATTTAGGAGCTGTTACTTTATAACCAAATATAGTTGCTGGTTTCGGTTTTGCTGGTTTTGATGGAGGAGGTTTCATCATTACTCTAGGCAAATCTTGAGAAGGCGTTTTCTTTGGAACTGTTTTAACTGCGTTCCTTGCTTTTCTTTTTGCTTCTTCCTGTGCTTTAAGTTGCTTTGCTTTAATAGCTTCAGCTTGTTTTTGTTTTCTTAATGCATCAGCTTCACGTTGTCTCTTAGCTTGTGCTTCTGCTCTTGACTTTGCTAATCGTGCTTGCTCAGCTTTCTTTTCTCTCTGCGCCCTTGCTCTGTCGTCTCTTTCTTTTTGTTTTCTGTCTGCTTCTCTTTGTCTAAGCTTTTCTTGTTGGCGTTGGTCAGAACCACTCTCTCTGTCTGGTCTACTACCACCACCGTGATTACTATGAAACGGCATACTGATTCTCCTTTAAATAATAATCAAGCCTTAGCAGAAAAAAATATTATAGGCAAATAAAAAAAACCCCCTAGCAAATGCGCAAACTAGGGGGAAGTTGGGAGTCGAAGGAATTTATAATATAAAAAAATAATACTACACACCAAACCTATCAAGCAAATAATATAATGTAAAGCCATAAATTGTAAGGAAGATTCTTAAACGGACCTTGTGGAAAATAATCTGAGTGCTAGTGATGTGACCCAAACACTCGGTCGAGTTTTGTCCCCCCCTCGCATATCTAAAGATATGTGCAAGGGTGTGCGACACAACACCGACGTGAGTGTTCAACGAACGGAGGACAACGAATACTAACTCGGGTATCCTCACGCGTGGTCTGCGCGTGGGAGGATTAGTCGAGTCAAGCTTCGGCACCTAGCAAGCCTATGCCCTGAGCTTAGCTCAGGTCTATATTCACGCGGATATCTCCTGCGTGAATATGCATATGCTTGTCTGGTGCCTTGAACCCAGCTCGGTCTAGTATGTCCTTGCTCGCTTCGAGCTGGACATACTCGGATTTAGCGTCGCCTGACAGCGACACAATCCTACTGAGTGCCTTCGTAGCACTCATACCGAGCTGTTCTTGTACTTGCGACATCATATATGCTTTGACGTGAGGTTGCTTCAAAGCCTTGCTGGCACTTACTCTGCCAGCTTCGCCTTTGGCATAACCAGCTTCTTGAGAAGCTTGGGTTATGCTACACCCAGTTGCTACGAGTGTATCAACTAGGGCAACCTGTCTTTGTGTTAACTGCTGTGTCATCTTCGGATAATCTATAGCGTTCGTTAGCTAACTGTCAAATCTTTTCTAACGAAAAGTGCAATCGGAGATTGCGTACCTTTACTCTGACTAAATGGCTAGGCGAGGGGGTAAACCAATCAAGCCACTACCCAGCTAAGCTGGGTTATCGTGGAAGATTGATTGATTACCTTGTTTCGCCTATCCATTACCAACGCAGTCTAATTGATTAGCCGAGCAAAGCTCTGGCTAATTAGTCTTAGTATGTCATCATTAGCTTCTAAAGAGATTGCACAGCTTTAGCTGGCAATGCTCTTCAGAGTCTTGCTATGATGATGCGTTGACGTCAGAGCAAAGGTTGCGTGCTATTCAATCTCGCACGAATTAGTCCGAGAGCAGACACCAGAGGTGTCGCTAGCTCGAGCTAATTCTGTCGGTGATTGGAACTAAAGGTCGTGCATACAAAACTCTCACGAGTTTCACGCTCGCACGACTACGCACGCTAGTGCTGTAGTGGTAGAGCTTTCTCACAAAGCTATGCTTTGGCTTCTTAGCCACGCTTGGTTGCTTCTCGGCAACAAGCGCTGCTAAGAATGAGAAACCTACAAGGGGAACGAAGTATATAACAACAATGATTGTCATTGATTATATGCAATCATCATATAAACCACACTAAGGTATGGTTTATTGTAGTGAATGATAAGATGATTCCATCTCGTCCATAGGAAGAGATGAACTAATCTTATGATGTTATTAAGAAGATGATGAATACATCACTACCACAGCTAAGAGCTGAACCATCAAGGAACAAGTCCGAAAACAATAGAACTATCCTACTCACAAAGCCTTGCTTTGCTCTGACAAAGAGTCGGATAGTTAGATTCTTTCCGACAAGGGGTCTTGCACATCTAAGCTTGGTCCGTGTGTCTGAATTGCGACACTCGGACAAGTCTCTTTTGTGCAAGGCGTACGACCCACTTGTTCTTGACAGTTCATTCGCTGTGGGGGTGATAGCAGTATAATGACAATAATGTTGTTATATAACGATTCAATAAATGGAGAATCAAATGACTAAATCAAAAATTACAACAGTAGCAGAACTTAACAAAAAGTACCAATACAAATGGGCTGACCTTAAGACACCTTTCTCAGCACAGACTGAGAAAGCTATCGACGTCGTTGTCGAAGAGCTTGTAGGATTGATACCTCAATCCTGTTACAAGCCGAACGACGAAGATAGGCTTAAGGATAACGTCAGCTTGAGATATAAGCTAGGTTATAGATGCTCACAAGCTGACAATGGACTTGATACTGTAATCAAGAAGTTCAATGATTGGGGTAAGGCAATATGCCAAGACCTTGAAGAAGGTCTTAACCCCAAAGAATATGTGCTTGATGTACACGATAGTATGCGAGGTATGTGTGAGTTGAGTGAGATAACCAACGAGATTGAGCAACGAGTTTGGTTACAAGTCATCAAAGATGAAGGCTGGACGAAAGCTGGCTACCAGAAATGGTGTGACGAAAGAAGACGTCCAGAGCTTGATGACGGCAAAGATACGACTAGCGTAGCTAGTCAGCGATTCGCTAAGAAGTAAGCGAATTGCAAGGGGAGCTTCGGCTCCCCTTTTTCGTGTCTAACTTGCGACACGACGAATTGCCACGCTGAGCGTGGTAGTTATGCCGTTGATGAAGCGTCCTTACGAGAGCTGTACGAATGACACAGTTAACAGATGATATAGTTGATGACGTGGTAATCTATGGGGAGGTAGGGAGTTCCAGATGAAAAGGTCGAAAAATTTATTTATTATTAAGATGATGAATCGCAATACCAAATTGGAAACCCTAGTCAATGCTAAATGCACAGCTCATTCGAGCTGGCATTGACAAGTCTTTCCTAATTTAGTAAGCTATCTGTATTACAATGGAGGTAAGTTATGAAGATAGATAGAATAATAGATGAAATAAAAGAGTATATAATAGAAGCAGTAAAGTTAATATTACTATGTGCTATACTCTATATAATATTTATTTACTTGTATGCTTTTTTCGGTGTACCATTAACTTAAACTAAACCTGAGGAGGTTGGAATGTATAATATAAATATCGAAACAGATAAGTTCTATCTGTTATTTACAGATGACCCTAATGACCCACACTTAGAACACGTGCCAGTTAGTAAGTATATTCAATATCACAATGCAGATTCTATGTACGAACTGGGTGGTGAGAAGTTTATAATCTTTACAGACCGTGACTTAGCTGTGTCTGTTCTTAATAAGTTTAGAAATAGGGAGGTCAAAGAATGAGTCCTACTTATAAATCAAATACTGGTTACCAATGCACAGAATGTAAAGCTTGGTTTAAGCCAGACGAAATGTCTTCTCAAAATCCTGATGTCTGTTTTGACTGCGACCCTTCAGTCGAAGGAGATGGTCAGCCCTCTTGGGAACAAGAGTGGGAAGACTTTGGGGAAGTCTATGATGACGACCCACCTCACATATAAACATTAACAACTAGGAAAGGTCAAAAATTGGGTGATTTAAGTCGCTAATGAATATTACATCTAGTAGTTGGGGGATAAGGTAGGGTGTTATCCCCCATTTAAATTAATTATAATTGCAGTACGAGGAGGTACAAATGCAGAGAATCGAAACGTGTGTAAACGTATTCAATCCAACATCAATATCAATAGTTGTTAGTCCAACAGACGACGTAGTTAGTATAAGGTTTAAATGCAGAGAACCAAATAGTAGTTACGACCACGAGTTAACTATCTCTACTTTTCTTCATACAAGTAAAAATGATGATAGAAAACTTCCAATATTTACAGTTCAAGATATCAGCAAAGACTATGAGCTAGTTCCTATCGCAGACTTTACTGAAACAATACGTAAAGCTTTGGTCAAATCAAATAAAAAATGGGGGAAAAGATATGCCAAGTAAACAGCAACAGATTGTCGAGGAGATAATCAAGAATCTAGAATCAGGTGTTGCGAGTGCCAGTGGGTGGGAAGCCCCCTGGCACGGAGCAGTTACGCCACCAAGAAATGTTGTAAGTAACATAGAGTTTAGTGGTGGCAATGCAATGTGGTTATGGTTTGCATCACAGATGTATAACTATTCCAGTAATGATTGGGCGACAATCAAACAATGGAATAGTGTAGGTGGTAAACTAAAGAAAGGTAGCAAAGCTGGGCTACAGTTTGCTATCCGTCCATACATAAAAACTGATGAAGAAACTGGAGATAAATATGCTGGTGGTTTCTCAGCCTATCCAGTATGGAACAAGGACCAAGTAGAAAACTTGCCAGAGAAATTTATCGACAAGCCAGAGGTTGAGCTTGAGTTCACAGCTAACCAAGACATAGATGCTTTCTTAAAGAGTTGTGATATCAAAACTAAACACAGCGATACACGCAGAGCATACTACAGAATCAGTGAAGACGCTGTTCATTTACCAGAAACCAAATGGTTCAAGTCAACCAATGGTTACTACAGTACAATGTTCCACGAATATATACACGCAACAGGAGCAAAGCACAGGCTAGACAGAGATGGTATCACACAAAAGATTCGTAATGAAGATGTGTATGCCAGAGAAGAATTAGTTGCAGAGCTGGGTGCTTCATTCTTATGTGCAAAGTTTGGTATATATAGTGAACGTCAATCAGATACACTAAGCTATCTTAAATCTTGGATAAAGATACTAAAAGAAAAGCCAAGTGTATTATGGAGTGCAAGTTCAGATGCACAAAAGGCCGTTGATTATCTAATGCAAAATGTACCAGTACAAGAGACTGCTGTGTATTCAGCAAACATATTGTATGAAGACTATCAACATCACACATCAAATATAAATTATAGGAGAGCCGAATGGATAAATTAGGTGATAAAGAAAAGAAACAAATCTTTGACTACATTAGAAAGTTCAGAGACAAAGGTGAGTACAATGTACTACAAGTAAGACCTTTTCTTGAAGATGACTTTGAACTTGATTGCTGGACAGCCAGAGATTTGATAATAGAGTATATGCAAAATCCAAACTGGAGAGCAGACAATGGGTGATGATACTACTGCATATAAAACAAGACGTGTTTCTTTAAATGGTTGGGCGAATATATCAATAGAACAGGAAGTACCTGTGAGCGATTCGCACGTTAATTTATTTCGTTGGATAGACTTAGCCAGAGAAATGAAAGAAGGTGAAAGCGTAATACTATTAACTAATCAAGCTCAAAGATTAGCAAGAGCTATTAAAAAAATAGAATCTTTTACAGCCATCACAAGAAGCTATAAAGAAAATTCAAAACGAGTATGGAAAGTAAAGCGAGGTAAATAATGTATAGAAAACATACACCAACTGAAATAGTTGATAAGGTAAAATACAACTTGATACGAGATATTGGAAGTCTATGGGGTTGTGATGCTATCACTAACAAAGGTGAAGCTAAAAATAAAACTCCATCAAACATTGAGTTTCAAGTTAAATTAGATTTACTAGTCGACATAATCAATATGGAGGTTGTCAACAATGTCAAGTAAGGAAAAAAGAAAAGGAACCTACCACGAAAATTGGTGGGTTTCTTTATTCAAAGAATGGCGTTGGTCTGCAAGAAGACAACCATTAAGTGGTATCTTAAAAGATTTTCCCAATGACATAGAGTTATGGGTGCCAGACAATACAGAAGAAGCTAAAGCAAATCATAAAACAATTAAGTTGATATGCGAATCAAAGTACAGAGCAAAAGGTTTTGCTTTGATATCATCATACCTTGGTAAGAAATCTGGTGTTGATATAATGCTATTAAAAGAAAAGAATAGTGAAGCGTACTTATGTTTTAATATAAAGAACGAAAAAATTAAAAAACTTCTTGGAATAGAATCTTTATGAGATGTATGGTTTGTAATAAAGCACCAGCTACAGTACAAAATACTTACAGATATTTCTGTGATAAATGTGCTATCAAAGCTTTAAAAGATAAGCCAGCTCATCAACGTCCTAAGTTTAAAAAAATAAAAAGAGGGTAGAAATGGAGATAACTACCCTCTTAAATATTAATTATAGTTACATTCTGAGGAGGAATGTAACCTCAATATACTTTAAGTAAATGTTCAATCAAGCTTTTTTTGAGGAGATAATAATGAGTAATGTAATGTTAAAGAATTATTCTTGGGCGTTGAAGCTGGCAACCAAACAGCCAAGCGAAACGCTACAAGAATTAGAAGGTAAGTTAGAAGGTGTACTGGACCATCTTGAAAGAGATTGGCAACCAAGAAGTACTGAGTATGGGTTCGACCCAATACACAGAGGTTATGTAATCAAATCAAATAGTAGGGAGAAGTTACTGCAAGCATTAGACTTAGCAAAAAAATCTTTACAACCCTTATCATTTGAAGATGCACAAAAACAATTACGAGTTTTGTATTCTGTCCAAGCTCGTGTTGGCGAAAACATATCTGTCGAAAAGAAAGCCAAACAAATGGCTCTCTTACTTGGTGATGTACCAGCAGATTTGCTTGTATATGCTGTCAAGACTAATGCTAAACAGCAAAAGTTCTGGGCGACTTATGCAGAACTATGGGAGTTAATAGTTTTTAAGTTAGAAGTAAGGCAAAGCCTATTAAAAACCATAGAAAATAAACTAAATAACTTGTAATGTAATACATAATTTAGTATAACTTAGTAAACAATCTGAGGAGATTATCGTGAATAAAAATAAATATAGTATCGGTGGGTCTGACGTTAACAGACTACTTAATGGCAACTGGTATGAGTTGTTCCTAGAGAAAACTGGAGCAAAAGAACGAGAAGATTTATCTGATGTACTACCAGTACAGCTTGGTATTGCAACAGAAGAGTTTAATCTTGAGTGGTTTCGTGACCATACACCAGAGGAATTATGGAATGGTAGAGAGTTAGAAAAACAAGCTCTTTATAATACACACGGACATAAATTAAATGGTGTACAACTACACGGACAT